ACATGCATGTCGAACTTGGTGGCATCGAGCCCAATAGCAATTGGGTTCTTGAACCTATCCCACTTCTGCCGGAGTATCTGAGCACTACGATCGGCATTAAAGCCTTTGATGACCGTAGCATCAGTATAACCGCCAAAAGCTCGATTGATGGAGGTGAAAAGGTGGTGTTCAAAATGCTTCAAGTAACGTGCTACCTCAAGATTGTACCTAGGGCTCCTGGGATTAATGATCCTCGGCGCCTTGCTGACATCTTGCTTCTCGAACTTGACAAACGATGACAGCCTAGCATCTTTGGCTGTCACCGGCCCCATTCTAGAAAGGGATTCAAAGGCCTTCTCGTACACTTTCCGCTTAGTTGCCGGGAAAAGGTTCAGGGTTTCCTGATACGTTAACACGGGTAAATGGGGCATGTACGACAAGGTGGAACGGATAAACCATTTGAACCACTTCTTCCTGAAATTGCCAGTTCGAGGTGTGGGGGCGGGTTTGTAGCCATCGGAGTGTTTACAGAGAAAATATCTTTCTACAAACGCCCGCTCCACAGCACTAACAGTATTATTAAAAACTCCCAAGTTGTGATTTGGGCCAAAACCGGGTACAACTGTAAACACCCTGGTTTTGCAGGCCTGTCCGCTTCGGGTTACGCACAACTTGGTAGGAAACAGCTCCTCAACTTTATTCCGCAAATCCTTATTCACGACTGTTTCACTACCACGTACCCTAGCTGGACCCCCTCAGTAGTCGTATCGGCCTGGAGTGGAATAGATCCACTCCAGCCAACGCAACCACTTAGGGAGTCGTCCGCGAGTGACCATTCTATCCATACACTCTTCCTCAAAATAGGAATCAATGGTCAGCGCTCTGTTGGACTCGGTTACAGTAAGGCGCATATTGCGCGCACGGCACAACCTAAGATACTCCCTTTCAACGACCAACTTATTGGCAGCCGTATTAGGAAGTCTCCCAAGAGCACAACGCAACGCAAGCACCATTGTAGCGACAAAACGCGATTCGATACGCACCCTGCCTGTACCAGTGCGTAAAGGGACACCTTCTTCTTCGAGTCCAACAACCATCCTGTCAAGTGGATCAACACCCTCTTCACTCTCGGGTAGATCACCGTTAACAAGGTGACGCTGGACTTGCTCTCGAACTTCTCTGTAAGCGACGATGTCATGCCCAAAACCGATAGCCCATGCAAGCAGGGGGCAACGGTTGAGCAGACGGAGACGACGGAGGAACTGATCAGGTTCAAAGCTGTGCCCATGGCGGTTGAGACACTGGGCATTACGGCGGATAATGGCGTCCATGGAAACTGAGACTACTGCAAAAATCGTTTACCT